ATGGGCTTTAGCTTTAACCCCTTGTGCAGAAAGTAGGTAGTGTGTTCTGAGGTCTTCTCTCCAACCGTGAGGTCTTCTGTCGAAATACTCAAACCAGTCTAACACTTCTGAATGGGGCCACGACCTTATCTCGGATACTCGCATACCCAAGTTTAAAGCTAGCTCGTGTAAGAAAAGGCTTTCGTTGTCTAGCCTTCGCTTACTTCCGCGTTTCCCACTTCATCTTCCTCTGCCTGTAGTCCGTTAAACTTAAGGACTTCTTCTGTAAGCTCCTTAAGGACAATAGGTGGGAAGTTTTCTACTTGCTTCTCCGTGATACCTTTAAACTCTTCAATACCAGCGTTTAGCAAGTTACCCATAGCAACTCGGTTAGTATCCATTGCGTCCATGTCTTCCATCTCTTTAGCGAGTTTGGAGAACTTAGCAACAGTACCATAAGAAAGTTCTTTAAGGGTTAGCTCCTGACCTCGAAAGTCAATTTTCTTATCTTGCTTAGTGTCATCTAAAAACTTATCAATATCCATGATTATACTTCCTCATTCTTATTAGTGTTAAAAATATGCTTATTATGCTCTTCAAAATCATCAATCACTTTCCTTACGGCATGTAAGGCGTGGAGTGTATTAAGGACTTCAACCCACTTATCTGACTTCTCTTCAAACTCTTCAAGTCTGGAAGAGGTCTTATAGAAACTAGTGTCAATAGCTTTCTTCATCTTATTTACAGTTACCTTCATCACATAAGGCTGATCGAAAGGTGTGTTAATTTCTTCTGACATGTTATCACCTGTATAGGTTAAATAAAAAATAAGGGCCTCCCGAAGGAGACCCCGTTATATACGCTATTAGGCGTAAGCAGAACCGTCAGCTTCATAGCTGAATGGTCCTTGCATCTCACCGTCGATTGTCAAAGTGACATTCAACTGGTTAGAGTCTGTGAGGTTAGGCACAATCTCAAATGATGCAACACTTCCAACAAAGTAGAAGTCAGAGAACTCTCGAATCTCTCCATCTTCGTCAATGTAAGGAAGGTCTACACCTGTCGTAGGGTCCTCTGCCTGCTTAGCGTTAGCCAAACGAACTCGGAACATACGCTTCTCACCATCTTCACGCATAGCAGCGATGAACGCGTGCTCTGAAGGAACATAGTTGAAAGTGAAGTCCATAGAAGGCGCATCAGACTGACCAGCGATCTGTGAAGATACTGCTTGTCCGTACTGAGGAACGTTTACGATGTTAGCGGGAATACCCAGATTCGGGAACTCACGGATACGACCGAAGTCAGCGGCAGTAGCGCCAACTGTCCAAGGTGTACCGATAGTCTCGAACTCTGCAGCCCAAGCTGAAGGGTCATCGCCTGTACCGATGATAGAACCAGCGGTACCTGCGCCTTTAACTACAGGCATCTCGAGGTAAGTGAGGGATGTATACATTCCTGCACCGATTGAAGTAATATTAGGCATTTATTTTTCTCCTGAAAATTTTATTAAAAAGAGTTAAACTCTAGGCTGTAGTCAGCCCTGAATAAACTAGTGTCGTCCTTATCGATACCTCTAACGTTGAGGATACCGTCATGCAATTGTGTAGAGTTACTATAATTTGAATCAAACAATGTAGATAGCTTATCTGCGATCTCATAGCATCTTGCTAGGCCCTTGTTGGACCTAGTGTATATTTGGATTATGATCATTCCCTTCTTATAAGTTGGCTTTGAATACTCAGGAACAGGTAAGGATGCAGGTATTATCTCATAAATAACAAACTCATCCGGTACTGTGTGAGGCCAAAAGTTAGCAGGGAAAGAAGTCACTCCAAAAGACTTCCAAGAGCCAGAAGCAAATACAGCGTCTATAGAAGATAAGAGTTCTGTATAACTAGCCATACAAACCTCCTTATCTAGTTGATACAATGAATAGAATAATATAGCCGTCATCAGTATAGTTAATTATACGATGATCAGCACCTTGAAAGTGAATAGTGTCAAACTTAGAGTAGTCCTCGGGTATATCCTTACGCTTAACAGTAACCTCTAACTTTTCAGTCACAGGTGCTATTCCAGCGCTTGTAAGGAAGTTATCCTTGGCCTTACCTATAATCCCTTTGAATACAGGAGACGTTTCCGTCCTCTCTATTACTTTAGAGGTTGTAGGGTCGTAAGTTGATTCAGCATCACATTTAAAGTACATCTCGGCTGTGAAAGCACCTACCATATCAAATGCTAGGTCTAACGAGCCGTCTAATAAGCTTCCTAGACACAGTCCCATCACCAAGCCCTCCAAGGGGTTAGGCCTCCAAACTCCGCTAATTCACCTAATGCTCTACGAACAAGGTGAGGAAGTCTGGCAGGGTATTGTATCTTAGTTAGTTTAATAGATGCTACGGCTATACTCTCTGCTTGTGCAGTGGTATCCAGAACACAAGGGTTCTCAATAAGGTGCATCGCCATCTCAAAAGTAGCCTTTTGCAGTCTAAAGGGTCGTTCAGGTTCCTCAAAGGCAACAGTACTATTGTATCTGTCATCAAAGTAAGAACCTTCACGGGGCCACGCAAGAGGCTGAGAGGTGGACACGGCGACACCGACATACGTTACAACGTCGTCAAGGTAACCAGTAGCAGTAGTAAGATACTCTTCCTTCTCATTGTTATTAAGAAGGTGCCACTTGTTACTGTTTGAGCGGTCGATAAAGTATGCGTTAGCTTCATCCAAGGTGACATAGCTATTCATGTTTAGTTTGATAGCCATGAACCACCCCTTCTGTTATTAAGAGTGTAAGATCGGGAGGATGCCTAAGTTCAGGTAACCTGCTTCACTACGTACCCAAGAGTCAGCTTGGTCATAACCGCCAGTACCGGAGGTTTGAATAAACTGTACTTCAGAGCCATCCCAAGAGTAGCCCATTGGGTGACATACGTAGCCCCAACGATACCAGATGTCAGTAGTACCTGAACCACCGTGAGCAGCAGCTGCTCGGTCCATTTCTACAGGCATAGGTACAGCAAGTGACTTCATAGTCAAAGCATCTGGCTTACAGATGAACGTAGTCTTTGCAGACTGATCGTTAACGTTAGCAGATGAAGACTGGTCGTTACCCGTAGCACGAGTAAGCAACAGGCGGAACTTGCCATTAAAGATAGTGTTGAATACGAGGTTACCTTCGGTAATCGTAATGTCGTCAACAAGGTTAGCACCACGAAGGTCAGCCAGAGTCTCTGGAGACGTAATCATGTAGTAGAAGGGAGCTTCGTAGTCCTTCCAAGCCATTCCCATAGCCTTGAACAGTCGCTCACCACGAGCAGCGCCTTTAACAGCAGGATCGCTGTCGATAAGCTTGCGCTCATCATCAGAGCTAGTTGCAGCTGCGCCGAACTCACCAAGAGCGTTTACGTCTACGTAGAAGCCAGTGTTAACGTCATCACAATCAGTGTTGAAAGAAGTGATACCGCCACCACGAGAAACCTCGTAAGCCGCTACTCCGTTGAGTGACTCAAGGATAGAGTTGTGCTCGTCTTGTGCTTTAGTCTCACCAAAGTCACGAGCAATCTTAGCCAGCCCGTCTTCTTGTGAGATAACCTTTTGTACGTTGACTTCTTTTGCACCGTGAGTACGAACCGTCTTGGCGTACTTGTAGAATGCAGTGTCAGTCTCGGTGTAAGCTCCAGCTGTAGCATCAGTAACGCTTGGAACGTTAATGTTTGCCATCAGCGGCTTGTACCAGCGAGCTTGACCAAGGTAGTCTTCGATGCTAGTGTTAATCTCAGCGCTAGCGCCTACGATAGCTGTACCAGACAGCTTCTTAGCGTTAGTATACATTTCGTGAGCGTAGTCACCAACGTATCGCTGAACCTGAAACTTCATTGTAGAACCGGCAACACCGGAAGTAAAATCAGAAAGTGCCATGTGTAAAATCTCCTTAAAAGATTATAATTATTAATTAAAACCCGAAGTCGTTAGTTTGGGGGTTAGGGTTGTTACGAACAAAGTCTTCAAAAGACATTTCAGTAACGGGCTTATCGCTCTTAGAGCTTACACCACCTTCAACACCTTGGTGCTGCATTGCAGCGGCCCCAGTAGACTGCTTAGGTTTGAAAAGAAAAGCGTTTTCTTCGTCTTTAGCGAAGGCTTGAACAAATTCACCTAATGATGCACCTGTAGCGTGAACCCACGCACCTTCAGCATCTTGCTTTAACTCATTGACAATCTGAGCCTTAGCCATTTCTTTTGCCGTAGCATTACGAAATTGCTGTTCTCCAAGAATCCTGTCAACTTGATGGTCACGAGTTAAGGTAGTGTTAATACCTGAAAGAGAGTCTACTCGAGCAAGGGCTTCGTCCAGCTTCATCTGAAGGGCTTCAGAAGTTTTACCTTCTGCTTCAAGCTTCTCCAGTTTAGCGGCTTTAGCTGATTCCTCAAGTTCAACCGACTTCCTCATAGCGTCATCACGTTGCTTAGACATCTTGTTCATATTGTCTTTCATTTGAGCTAATTGCTCTGCTACCATACTCTCAATCATCTTTTGTGCTTCAGGTGAGGAGAGGTCGGCACCAGCTGATGCTTCAGTTTCCATAGTGGGTTCCATTTCAGTTACTTCATTATTATTAGTTTCATCGCTCATTTTGTACTCCTAGGCCACAGGCCAATTATTGTTGTTGTCACAGACTAAGGTTATGGTCCTATACCATACCAGCTTTCACCTATAGGTATAGGTGCGAGAATATCATTGCGGGTCATACCGCCACTCTCTACTATCAATCCATCTTGCTTGGCCTTGGCGAGTAGTCTTTGGTAAGCCTTCTCAGAGAGCCCCTCATCGCGCAGTGCTTTAAGGGTCTTAAGGACGGTGTCAGACTCTACCGCATCAGCGTATAGGTGTCTTAAAGCGTCCTTAGCCTTTGTTGCTTCTCCTACATTAACGAAGAAAGCATCATGGATGGTTGCAGTTTCTACTTTATTCTTCCGGCCCCATAAATGGAACCCTCGAACAATCGCCGCATCATTGGAGTGATTACCGTTTACACCGTAACCAGTTCTTGCATCAATGATAGACGATTTACCTTTAAACTTTCCGTCAGTTACAGAGTCTTTATAGACATTGTAAACTTTTCGTCCAGTCACAGGATCGGTAAACTCTATGCGCTCTTCCACCGTAGGGCGGTAGCGTTGATAGAGCTTTTTGCCATCAAAAGTATACCAAGGGATATCTACCTTCCCGGTATCTACGATGAACTCTTCAGCGGCCTCTTTCCAGAAGCCAATGAACTTGTCAGTAATAGGTGCGCGCTGAGATAGCTTTTCAGCCATAATATCTGATATCAGTTTGAACTCATTAGGTCCAACTAACTTAGATCTACCTGCTGTTAGTTTCTCAACAAACTCTTCTACGTCTGGATGAACATCCTTAGACATATGAAGCATTCTATTACCTATAGGGGATTCTTTAAGAACGACATTGTTTATCTCGTCCTTAAGGTCTTGAAGCTCCCTTATACTTTCTGTTGCACCAAGTTTCTCTGCGTCTTTAATATGACCATCAATAGATTTATTAATTTCATTAAGAGACAGAGCATCTTTTGGGGTATTGCTAGTTCTGTTACGAACAACAACTAGCTTGTCTTTTTCTAACAAGGTTTTAGCAAACTTATCTGCTATGTTGTTAGCTTGAGTAGCTCTACCAGCACCGTAGAATGAGACCATGTTCTGAGCCTTAGCAGCTTTAGAAAGGTCTTCCCACGTAATATCGTCTACAAGATCGTTAATACGTTGGAATCTAGGGTCGGCTACGGTGTCCATAGCCATAGTGTCATAGAGTCTATTCTTCTTAGGGGTCGCCATCACATTAGATTCCCAGCCTAAGCTTTTGTTGCGAGTACTTAGAGCAATCATTTGAGCTCCTGAAGCAGACGCATCAATTTCAATAGGTAACTGAGTCTTATAAGTAGATAACCTCTGTAGATTGCTGAGATCACCTCCTACGTGGTCGTTAATTCTTGCATACTCAAGAGCAAGCCGCATGAGCTTTGGGTGCTCTACAGGATCTATCCCTACCACTAGAGGATGTTCCAAGGCACTTCTTATACGAGAATCTCGTTGAGTATTAGATTGAAGTAGTCTACCCAGTTCGAGTAGCTCTTTCTTATTCCGTTCAAAAATTGCAAACCTACCGGGGTTAGTTAACGCCTCGGTAGCAGGCCCAAGTAAAGAACCTACTTGCTCTTGAAAATTAACCCAGCCCCCTTCTCCCATAGGGGATACTTTCTTTGTGTTAAGGAAGGGCCTAACAAACTCTCCTCCAGTAGGAGTGAGGTATCCGTTAGCATATATCCTTCCACGACCATCGATCTGATGGGAATTCTTAAAAGACTTGCCTCTATTAAGGTGCCACTTAACTGTTTCCATCATACCCAGCCCTTGATCTCCACGATCTAGAACTATCTGTCGGAATCCGTTAAGTTCGTCATACTTCTTTACATTACCTCTAGGGTCTCTAAACCTT